GTCTCGCCGTCGATGGTGACGGCGGGGGTGGTGATATCTACACGAGCCACGTTGATGCGGTCATCCCGGTCGACAAAGACACAGGCCCGCGCCGCCTGGGCCACCATACGCATGGCCTCCCGGTGGGTGACGATGGGCACCGCCGCCACAAGGGTGGTGTCTTGTAGGGTGGTCGGCACTACAAAGTCGGTTTCCCCGGCGTCCTGTAAAATCTCCCGCAGCAGGGCGTAGGCCGTCATGCTGGCCAGCCGCCCCCGGCGGTAGAGGGTTTTACCTAGAGTATGCAGCTTATTCCGGGCCGTGATGCGGGTGGTGTCCTGCCCGTTGTCGCCCTCGGCGCTGTGGTAATAGTAGCGGCCCACGTGGACATATTCCAGGCCGCCCCAGCTCTCACCGAGGCCCACATAGACATCCATGGGATAGGCGTCCACCAGGTACTTGTAGATGCCTTGGGGATTCCAAAGGTCGAAGCGGCGCTGTAGGTTGTCGAGGGTATAGCCCAGCTCATCGGCGGGCAGATGGTCGGAGGTCGGGTCGACCTCGTTCAGCAAATCCAAGTCGATGATGCTGTCCGCGCCGGTGTTGACCTCAATGGCGCCGGGCATGATTTCGGCCAGCCGAACCCGCGAGTTGGGGTGCGACCAGGTGTAGACGGTCAGGCGGATGCGGGTGTAGTCGATGCCGGCGGCAGCTGTCACCACCTGGGCCTGGGTGTTGCCCCGAACGGCGTCGATGGACAGCCTGGTTGTGCCCTGGTAGACCTCCACATCGAAATCGACGGCGTAGCGTGTCATTTGGGTGTCGAAGGACACGGTCACCGCCGCGCTGGTGATGGCGGGGCTGTAGACTACCTCGCACACCCAGGGCGTGGCAAAGACGCCGTTGGCGTCGCACAGGCGATTGCTCCACCGGCCCAGCTGGGCGGTCGGTGCCTCGTTGGGCCGGGGCGGAATCAGGACGCTGCCGTCCAGGGGGAAGGCGCCCTCCTCGAAGCTGGCCCAGCGGCCCGACATATCCAGGATGTTGTCGGCCACCTGGGCCGAGCGGGAGAAATCGGCCATGTCGCCCGCCTGCACCGTGGCCGCCGCCGCCGCGTCGGGGTCAAAAAAGCTGACCACGATGCGCACATCGGCCCACCGTAGCTCAGCATTTGCCGCCGGGTGATTAGCCATGTTTAATCAGCTCCTGGGATTCATGGTGGACGGTAATGTTGTGGAAGCGCGGGGCGCCGTTCTCCCACCACTTGGTCGAAAGGGTGGGAGAGGAAACGGAGAAGCGTCGCCGCGATGGGCCACCGACCGGGTCGTAGTAGCTGACCATCAGATACTTGTTATAACGCACCATGTTGGCCAGCTTGACGATGTCCTCGCGAGGCACCCAATCCCACGAGGTGTCAAAGACGATGCGGAATCCGCGCATATTCATGCGCTTCTTGCCGCCGGCCAGGGTGATTTCCCTGCCCTCGGGCACCCCGCCTATGGTATAGGGGCGGGTCACCGGCATGGTGACCGTGTTGATGCCGTCGCTGTATGTAATCTGCATGGTAGCCTCCTATCCTCGGCGGTCGCCCTCATCCTCAAATGGGTCAAAGAGCTCACGGGCCAGCACTGTTCCGTTGCGCAGCATTAGGTTAATCTGGTAGATGGGCCGGCTTGCCGCCGGGCCCGAGGCCATGGCTAGGGCCGTCATGGCGTCTCCCATGACGCGGGTGTTAACCCGCGCCGCCACGTTGGTGTCAAAGCTGGTGGGGATGCTGTCCTCAATTTTTTGGGCCACCTTGTCCATCTCGCTCACAAATCCGACACCCAGGCCCTCGGCCATGTAATTGCCGATTCCGGCAAATAGCTTTGACGGCGAGGCGATGCCCAAAAACCCTTTTACGCTGTCGGTGATACCGTCGAAAAATCCGGTAACTTTATCCTTAATCCACCCTGCCATCGACTGGATGCCCTCCCACAGGCCCTCAACGATGTTCTTTCCGATGTTCTGATATTCTGAAATTTTAGCCTTGAACCCCTCCACCATGGATGTCACGATGGTAGGGATGTTGCGCAGCAGGGTTGGGATGTTGGTAACAAGCCCTTTGCCAAGCTCGATGATGATATCAAGGGCCGCCTGGGCGATTTTCGGCAGATTTTCTATCAGGGCGTCCACCAGTTTCAGGATGATTTCCGGGCCCTTTTCCATCAGCTTGGGCAGTGCGTCGATAAGTCCCTTTGCCAGCCCAACGATGATAGCAAGGGCGGCGTCCACCAGCATATCCAGGTTGTCAAGCAGCGCATCGACGATGGCCAGCATGGTGTCGACCATGGCCGGTATCAGTTTGGGCAGCGCATCGGCCAGGCCTATCGCCAGCTGCGCGATGGTCTTTAATCCCACATCCACAATCAAGGGCAGGTTGTCCAACAGCGTATCGGCCAGCATGGTGACGATATCCAGAGCCGCCGTGATGATTTGCGGCAAGCTGTCTGTAATGCCCTTTCCCACCGCGCCGACAATATCAAGGCCCATTTTCATAATCTCGGGCAGCTTTTCGACAACGGTCGCCACAGCCTTTGACAGCGTTTCTCCGATAACAGTACCGATTTTGTCCATGTCGCCCCCGGCCTCTGCGACGCCGCGCGAAAATTCCCCCAGCAAACTTGTCCCCTCGGTGGCTAGGTCAGACAGCATGGGCATAAAGATAGCCCCGATGCTGTTGCTGGCCCCGGTCACTGCGGTCTTGAGCTTGTCCAGATTGTCGCCCATGGCCTCGCCCGCCGCCACGGCCTCATTGCTCATAACGCTGCCAAGGGCGTCCGCCTCATTTTTCATGGCGGCGATGCCCTCGGCACCTTCGTTGAGCAGCGGGGCCAGTTCGGCGTAGCTCTTGCCGAATATTTCGTTGGCGATGGCGTTGCGCTCGGTCTCATCCCCCATTTCGGCTAGGCCGGCGATGACCTGGTCAAAGGCCTCGCTGGAGGAGCCCACCGCGTTGATGTCGATGCCCAGGCGCTTGTAGGCCTCGGACATCTTTCCGCTGCCGTCGCGGGCCTTGGCAAATGCCGTCTGCTGCCGAATCATGGCCTTTTCCATGGTCTCGGTCTCGATGCCCGAAAGCTTGGCGGCGTAAGCATAACGCTGAAACTCATCAGCCGCCATACCGGTGCGCTGGGCCGCGTCGGCCACGTTTCCGGTGTAGTCCATAGCATCCAGGGAGGTCTTGATCAGCGCGGTGCCGGCAGCGGCGGCAGCTGCTCCGATGGCCGCCAGCGCCTTTCCCGCAATTTCACCCACCTTTGCAAGGCCATTCCCCAGCTTCTCCCAGTTGCCGGTGCTCCCGGCGGCCTGATCACCTGCCTTATTGGCGGCATCGCCCGCATCGTCAAGCCCACCCTCGGCGTCATCAAGCGCTTTGTTGTTGTCGCGCAGCTGGGCTTCCATGTTATTCAGGTCTTTTGTGGCGTTAAATACAGTCTGCTGCCACTTTTGGGTGTTTTGGTCGTTCTCACCGTATTTGTCAGCCGAGGCGGCAAGGCCATCTTGTAGCAGCTCCAGCTTTTTGCGCTGCTCCTCGATTTGCTTATTCAGAACCTCATTTTGGGCCGTCAGGGCCTCGGCACTCTTGTCGTTTTTATCAAAAGCCGAGGTGACCGCGCCCATCTCGGTGCCCATAGTTTTTAGGTTGGTATTCAACTGGTTCAGGGTGTCTCGGAACTCCTTTTCGCCCTCTATGCCGATTTTCGGGCCGATATCAAAGGCCATGGCGGTTCACCTCGCTTTCTACTCCAAATCCGGGATGCCCTCAAAGGGCGATATCTCGGGCCGTTCCTCCCGCGCCGCCACCTTCTCGGACGCGCCGTTCATCAGGCGGTGACAGTTGATAAGGTCAATCATCTCGCCGTATGGCATGACCTCGTACTCCTCCCGAGGGATGCCTAGGAGATAGCGGTAAAACTTGAGCCACACAAGGTTTACCCTTGTGTGGCTTCCCCGTTTTTTTCGGTGCTCTCCACCTCAAGGGTCGTTCCCATCCCACCATTCATGGCGGCATAGATGCTAACCTGCATCGCGCCCAGGTCAGATGCCTGCACCAGGACGCATAAGTCGTCATATGGCGGCACGGTGATTTCCTCTCCGCTTTGCAGCTTGGTGTACCTGGCCCCCTGTTCCATAAGCACCGACAAGATAAAGCAGACCTCGGCCAGAACCTTTCCCGTCCTGATTTGCTCATCACCGTCGCCGCCACGGATGGCCTTTTGAATGTTCTCGACGCCGTCGTAGCGTTCGTCGAAAATCTCAATGGCGCGAACCGAAGCGTTTAGCGGGTATTCCTTCCCCGCGACGGTCACTTTTGCGATACGATTCACGGTGTCGGCACCTCTTCCTCGTTGTCGTCGGCCTCATCAGGTACGCCCAGCATGAAACGAAGGAACTCGGCGGCGGCTTCGGCGGTGTCGAATTGGGCCACATACTTCCACGGGTGCTTGCCCTTTTCGTTGGTCGCGTCGCTGCGCATCAGCTGCCCGGCGATTTCCGGGGTCTGCCACGCGATGCTTTCGCCTTGGGTGGTCGCCGCGTCATTGGGCACGTTGAAGAAAACCTTGGGCAGCAAGATGGCCTTGAAGTAATCCACATCGTTGACCTGGTGCCACTCGATGATTCCGAAGCCCAGGTACGGGGCCTTCAAATCGTCATCAAACACCAAGGTTTCCTTGGATTTTCCCGCGCCGTAGGTGATGTTGATGACCTTGGCGCCCAGGATAGCCAGCGACACGGACTGCGAAAGGTTGGTTGTGGTCAGGGACAGGTCACCGTTTTGGAACTTGCCTGGGGCCGTCTCGGCGATAAAATCATCGCCGTACAGGTAGGAGTTGTCGCTGCGGTTGATGGCGGTGTTATACCCCACCGCCTTGCCAATGCGCCCGCCCTCGGAGTAGGTGACCTCATTGGTCTCAGGGTCATATGCGTATTTGCCATAGTAGGGGATACGCAAGCCTTTAATGGCCATGGTGGTGCCTCCTTACAATTTTTTCTCAATCTCGGCGTCGACCACCTGGCCCATTGCCTCATAGGCGGCCTTTTTGGCGGCGGTGACGGCGGGCCGGACGAAGGGCGTCTTGCGCCGCACCGACGACCCGCTTTCCACGGCGCGGGCCAGCAGCTGATTGGGCACCCCCTGGGGATACTTCCGGGTTGGGATGCTGCCGTAGCCGTCAAAGCCCAGCTTAGTGTTCCAGTCGCCGTTGTTGTCGCGGGCGATGGGCGCGATGCCAAAGCTGTCTTGCAGGTCGCGTTTCTGCTCGGCGGGCACGCCGGAAAATTGCTCGCCGTCACCCAAGTGGCGGAACTTATCCGTTGGCAGGGCATCCATATTGCTCTTGATTTTATCGGCCACAATGTCAGCCGCCGCAAAGATGGCCTTTTTGTACATCTCATCATCGGCCAGCTTTGCCAGCTTCAAGGCATACTCGGCGGTGCCCTTAAAGGCAAAGGATGCCATCACGACACCTCCCACACCCATTCGTAATGCAATAGGCTTAGCTCATCTTCATGCTGCACCGATGCAAGCCGCCATGGGATGTAGGCATCGTTTAACGCCTTCTGTATGGCCGCGATGGCGGGGTCATCCGCGTCATGGGTAAAATAGTCGATGGTGCCCTGTGCCCCTTGGGTGACCGTCCGGTCATCGGCGCGGATGGTGGCCGCTTGGCCGTCCTCGGCCCACACGATGTAGGGCACCATGACCTTGTGGGCAAAATGGCGGGATACCGGCACACCGATACCCTCGAGGGCCACGCGCAGCGCATCAAGCCTCGCCATCTGCATCACCTCCAGCCACCACTTCAAACCTCTGCTCAATCCGCGACAGGGCTAAATCCATCGACGCCGGCACGGCGTCCCTGGGATACTGGATTTGTTCAATCCGGTATATCTTCCCGTCGGCAAGCTGGGCCACCAGCTGGGTCGAGATGTCCCGCCAGCGCGGGCAGCGCAGCACCGTTTCAATCTCGGCGTTGGCCTGCTTGGCGGTGTAGTATCGGGTGATGCCCACCGTCATTTCGTCAAACCACAACTGGCACAGAAAGGTCAGGTGCAGCACCGGCATTTTCCCCGATGCCGCCACGTTTTCGGCGGTGTACAGCTTGACCACGCCGTCATTATAGGCCGTCCTCTTGCTCGGATTCCGTATCATATTTTCCCAACTCCGCATTGATTTGCAGCCGCCGCAGCTCGGGCAAGTAGTTGTCCACAAACTCATCCAGGGCGTCGGCGTTGACATACCGGCAATACTCCATCAGCAGCTCGCGGGGCTTGTCCTCGGCGTCATAGTCCAGGGCGACGGCGGTCAGGTCATCAAGATACGCCATGCCACGGGCGATGATGCCGGTCAAGTCGACATCCCCCTGGGAGAAATCCCGGGTGATGCGCAAGCGCTGCTTGACTGCTGCCAGCAGCTCGGGGGCCACATTTTCACGACTGACCGGCATCGGTTCGCCCTCCTTTTAGATTTCTTCCGACGCCCCGACCGGGGCGGGGTCACCCTCACCCGCAGCCGGGGCGCTTGGCTTTTTTGATTTCTTTTTGTGAGCGTCGGCAAGGGTCTTTGCGGCCTCGGCCTCCTGAGACAGAAACGGCCCCTTGGGATGGCTGTTAATCTCGGCCAGGCGCTCAACCGTCACCTCCACCACCGCGCCGGGAAGGATGACCTTCCCGGTTTCGCGCTGGCGGTATTTCTTAATTGCCTTGGCTTTCATGGCATCGATTAGGGCGTGGGCAGGTCGGCCATGTTGGTGACATAGACCTGCTGCACCAGCGGCTCAAGGCCCGAGATGTCAAGAAGCAAGAACGAATTGTTGTCCTTGGGCTGACCGTGGCCGTAGAACTTGACCAGGTAGACCCGATTGTCCTCGAGGAACTGGTAGTGGTCGGAATACTCGGTCTTTCCGCTCTGACCGTTTGCGCTGACCATCAGGTAGTTGCCGGCAATGCCGAAGACGGCCTCGCCCTCGGCCATCCGCGTTGACTGGATGACAGTGGTGGGCAGGGGCAGCACATCGTTGACATACTGACCGACGGGGGTGCGAATGGTGGTGGCCGGCATAATCTTTTTCAGGTAGTCGATGGGGTTGACCACCAGAATCAGCCCGGTAACCGTGCGGGCGCGCCCGTTCTCGGTCACGGCCAGCTTGGCGGCAAGATTGCCATAGCTCACCGGGTCTAGGGAGGTGACGACCTCCTTGGTCTTATCCGGGTATCCGGTTGCCTGGCTGACAGACCCGGCCAGGTTTTTGCGGGTGCCGATAGGCTCGGCGATGGCCGGGTTGTTTCCGTCGCCGTTGGTCTGGCCGCGACCATTGAGGATGCCATCCTCAAGGCCCAGGGCCAGGGCCTCGGCTAGCACAGCGCGGACATAGCGGTCGAGCCACTGAGGCCCAAGGTCGAGCATGGCCTTACAAATCGGGATGAAGGCCGAAAGCTTGTTCTGGGTCAGGGTGATTTCGCGGAAGCCGCTGGTCAGCTCCTTGATGATTTCGGCGCACAGGGGCGACCAGGTGGCAAGTTGGTTGGGGTTGGCGTTCATCAGCCACGAGGTCAGTCCGATGCCATGCTTAAAGTCGATGGCGGCCAGCAAGGGGTGGTTAGTCTCGAGGTCGGTGAAGACATCCTCGATGATGGTCTTGGGCATGACAACGTCCAGGTTCTCGAGGGCCTGGAGGGGCTTGCTCGACTGGTAGGCCTCGCCGAGGCCCTTGTAAAACTTGTTCTCGGCGCTGGTCAGCTGGCGGACACCGCGCTGGGCCAGCACCTGACGGTCGGCATCGGGGCCGACCTTGGCAGCCTCCTCAAGCACAGCCGCCTGAATGGTGTTGGCGAAGTCGACAAAGGCCTGCTGGGCCGCCGATGCGTCATCGCCCGCCGCCGCTTTCACCAAGGCGTCAGCCGACGCCTGGAACAGCGGGTTGGCAAGGTCAAGGCTTTTCATTCCCATTTTTCTTTCCTCCTAAAAATTAAAAAACGTCTTTTTCGATTCGTCTGCTTTGGGTGGTTCGGGTTGGGTCTCGGCATCAGGCGGCTTCCCCTCGGTCGGGGTCTGCGCCACCACCCGGTGTCGGATGCCGTCAGACATGGCGGCATAGGCTGCCTTACGGGCGTCAGCGCTGACCGCCGCGCTGAACTGCACGCTCATAATGGCAGTGGCAAAGCCCATTTGCAGTGCGGATTCCGGCGTCAACCAGGTCTCGGCGGCCAACAACTCGGCCAGCTCGGCATCGTCGATTCCTAGGCTGGCGGCGCGGTAGGCGTTCGCCGCCACGGTCGACATCGTCTCGAGGTCGTCGGCTTCCTTGCGCAAGTCGTCGGCATTGCCGGCGGCATATGTCCAGGCGTTATGGATAAACAGCAAGGAAACGTTGCTCATGATGCGCTCGGCGCCGGCCATAAAAATCAGGCTGGCCGCCGAGCAAGCAAACCCGTCGCAATAGGTCTTGATGGTGGCCGGATGCGCCCGCAGGGCGCTGTAGATGGCCATGCCCTCGGCCAACTCGCCGCCGTAGGAATTGATGCGCACATGGATGGTGTCCACATCGAGCCCCGCAATCTGCTGGGACAGGTTATAGCTGGACACATCACTTTCCAGCCACGGCCATGATGTGATGTCGCCGTAGATGGTGACGGTGGCCTCCCGGCCCGAGGTGGTCAGTGCGAAGTATTTGTTCATCTGCTCGCGCTCCTCTCGTTCATGGCGGCAAGGGCATCGCTCAGCCGCTCAAAGTTTTTGGTGATAAAGTGCTCATCGGCCCAGGGTTCCTGGATGGCCTGACGCCCCAGCTCCCGCAAAACATCGTTAACGCTGAACGCACCGGATGAGATTAGCTTCTCGATGCCGGCGGCGGCGTCCAGGATATCCTTGTGCTGGATGGCCCCGGTGTAAATCTCAATGCGACTGCCCGCCAAGAAGTTGGCCCGACCCATCCGCTTGCGGTTGATTTCTTCGGCCAGAAAGTCAGCCAGCGGGTCGATGCAAAAGGTCAGTAAGGCGTCGACGGCATCCTTGATGCCGGCCACATCCCCGCGCAGAAGCGCTGGCGGGATGCTGAATGCCTTGGCGTAAAAGTCGGAAACATCGTCAATCATGGCCCGGATGTCCCGGCTGCTCTCGGTGCTGTAGGTCTTTTGCTGGGATTCCTTCCATTCCTGTCCCTTGCCCAGGGGCAGGGCCGCGCT